CAATGCTCGAGAAGGCAAGTACCTCGGGAACGGAGTACCATGATGTGTGGTTGGCTTGGGAACATTTTGCCATGACACTCAACAGCACAACCTATGCTTCTGGAAAATTGTTTCTGACCGCCCGCTACCTATCGTCTACCTTGTCCTCTCCTTCATCCCCATTTCATGAGATGGCAAAAAAGTTAGAAAATCCGATCAATTTTGGTGACATATACTACCTTGTGAATCTCAGGTATACGCTAGAGAAGTGGGTAGAACGAGACCAATATCGTCATACGTGCCCTTTGATAAGGTTGCCACGAGCCTATGCCCAGTCTGAATCATATTGGATGATGTGGGTTCCAAATGAGTATGCAGATACAGACTCAAACATGTCAAAGTGTGTGCTGGGGCTCCATGAAGAATCACGCCACATACATGAAACCATGTCTGTGCGGTGTGATGACCTTTCAGACCAGTACGCGCTGTTAACCAAACCTATTATCTCTATGCGTGATCTGCGGGAGAGTCTCAGGGCAAGTTGTACAATAGAGACAGGGGGAAAACTGGGGTGGTCTTGGATTGGTAGTTTAGCGTCGGGTTTTGCTTTGAATTTGCGTTCCTCTGCACGAAGTTTTGATGCAAAGTATGGCCGAGGAATCGAGTCCCGTACCATGATCGATCACCTGACTGTCCGACACTCTGCCCGCATTGATGCTGCTGGTAATATCAAAAGAGGAACAGTTGCCGAGATGATGCTGGACTCAGGGTCTGATCTTTTCTTGTCACAAATTGATCAGACGTACCGGTTCATATATATGCAGAGGCCAGTTTTCTTTAATCATCCAAAATCAGGTGAACACAAAGAACGAGAAATATCTATAACAGACCCCGATTCCAGAATTCAGCTGTCAGACGCTGAGCTTATATGCGGCAAATATGGGAAAACAACGTCTGTGGATTTTCTTAAAGACGCTACAAAGAATTCAAAATTTTATTCTGTGGCGTCAAACGTATTGGAAGCAGGAGGCGCAATTCAGAGCTCAGATGCCACAAGATATGGACCTAACATGTCTAATATGGCAATAGCAATAATGCTGCTGTATTTAGGATCCCAATCAACACACCTCAAGTGGTGCGCCTCCGTTTATGCACGGCTTGCATACCGGCGCATGCTTCTAGGTACAG